ACCGCGTCGACGGCATATAAATATTTCAGAATTGTTGGAACTACTATCGACAGTGGTGCGAGATTGGAGGGTAAATCGTGGCGCCTCTTCGGCACCCCCGCCCCCTCCTCTCTCGAGGATGGACACCTGACCTTGGGCAAGGCCCTCACGCTCCCGCGCGTCTCCGGACACCCCGCCGGGGCGGAGACCCCACGGGCGGCCTCCCTCGTGGTCCACTACGATACCACGGTGGATTCAGTGGTCTCGGGGAGTACGGTGGTGGACATTTCGGGTTCGGGGAATAATGGGACGCTCACGGGTGGAGGTACATACGAAAGTCTTGATAGAGCTTTTAAATTTGATGGAAATGTCGAACGTATCACAGCAAATCCTACATTAGGAACGGGTGACCAAACGTTCTCTGTAAGTTTTTGGGCAAAACGCACAGGTACGGCATATAACGGCACCGTACATGGTGTGGTATATGTAGGTACAAACGACGCGGCTGGTTATGGTATAGGTATGGATTTATACGACAACAGTGCTATGTACTGGTTTGTACATAATGGTAAGTATCTACTTTGGAATAACAGTAGTGTTTCGGGTGGTGCATACACAACTTTTCCCCTGAATGAATGGGTTCATGTCGTCTGTACACATGAATCGGGCACGTGGACCGCTAGCAATAATAAAGTATACATAAACGGTGTTCATAAAAGTGATCCAACCGTGGGTGGGAGTACTGAATTAAATTTTCAAACATCTAATCCAGAATTACGCATCGGTGATGCGCGAAATAACCCATTCACTGGCCAAATCTCCAACTTCAAACTCTGGGACGTCGCCCTCACCGCCGAAGAGGTCGCCATGGAGTACGCCCTCGGACGCACTGGGAAGTCCCTGAATCTCACCGATACGAGCCTGTGTCTCGGGGGAACCGTGCCGAGGGCACAGTTGGATGTGCGGGGGTCGGCCCTCATTGGGGGTAACGTCGGCATTGGATACTACGGCTCAACCGACAAGGAAGCGCTGGCGCCTTTAGATGTGAGAGGCAACTACATACAAAATTTAGCGAGTGGCACGGTGAGTACCGCGGCGAGGTTCGGTAGCTCTGACGGTACGCTGCACGTAAGCTCTATAAAAACATCCAACGGTGCGGAGACGCTCGCTCTGCAGACGACGATCGATAATAAAACCATGGATTATAACATCGAAAATGGTTGGACTTACGGCACGGACACGAGACATGCTTTGTGTCTACAGCCATACAAAGGATTGGTCGGCATCGGGACGACGAATCCGGGGACCGCTCTTGAAATATACGGTGAGGGTAAAGATTTCACATTCAAATATGACACAGGCCTCACAAGACAAAGCGCAGCAAATAGAGATTCATATTATTCGGCAAAAGAAAATAGCATTAAGAGGGTTGGTGACCGAAATTTATTAGATAATTCGCCGTTTACACCAGATACGACACACGAAATTTTATTTGGATTTTCAGATACGTACACACAATGGCAAACGAATGATGAATACTATCCATCATACAACGAAATGCGTTTCAAATTATGGACACCAACAAATTCGACAACGGGTTCACTGAAGGATATAATGACTCTAAGAAGTAACGGCAACGTCGGCATCGGGACGGTGACGCCATACGCACCATTACACGTGAACGGGGCCGGTGGCACTATTTCTTCAAGCGACCGTTCATATTTTAGATGGTCATCTACTGGTCTCACAAAAAATACAAATAGTTGGACTAATATGAGCATATATGCGAATGCTTCGATCGCCTGTGGTAACTTTTTCGTTTCACACAGCGGAACTGTCGGTGCGTCAGACACCCGCATCAAGAAGAACATCGTGGACGCCGACGATGCCGAGTGTTTGGAAACTTTGCGTCTCCTCAAACCCAAAAAGTACCAATACAAAGACGAGATTGAGAGAGGCACTGAACGTGTGTGGGGTTTCATCGCCCAGGAGGTCAGGGAGACGCTCCCATACGCCACCCAATTGAGAAAAGATGTCTTACCAAACATTTATGAATTGGCGAATGTCTCACAATCAAATGTAATCACATTTACCAACTTTAACACCTCCAATTTGGAGAGTAATGCGACCACGCTCATTAGAACAAAGGGGATTGATGGTCAAGACCACGACATACACTTGGCGGAAGTCATAGACGAACACACCATTCGTGTGGAAGAGGATTTGAGTGAGTGGACCGGTTCGGTTGATGAGACGGGTAACGTCATCACTGAAATCACGACCACGACGCTCACGCCCGAAGAGTACGACGCACTCGAAGATAAATCGGGGTACGTCGCAAACATAACTGGCTACCAAAACGCAAATGTTGTAGTCTCCATTGAAGAATACAATGCTTTGGAAGATACTACGGGCTACGAAGAAATCATTGACAATTACACAAAAACAACGACAACGTACCCAGGTACGCAACTTTTCGTGTACGGACAAGAAGTTGATGATTTCTTGTTCGTAAAGAAGGAAGCCATTTGGACGGTGGCTACGTCCGCTTTACAAGAGGTTGATAGACAGCTTCAAGCGGAGAAGGCGAAGGTCGCAACACTGGAATCTCAACTCACCTCAGTCCTGGCGAGACTGGATGCTCTCGAGGGTGCCTAGTCCTGGGTGACGCAGTCACTCGTACTCGGTATAAAACAAAAGTCTCCCACTTAAAAAAAACTCTCACTATACTATAAAAATGTCTGGTGGTATTGCCCAACTTGTGGCTGTCGGTGCTCAGGATGCGCACCTCGTCGGTCAGCCCGAAATCAGCTTTTTCCGTAGTACCTACAAGCGCCACACAAACTTCTCCCAAACCGTGGAACGCCAAGTGATCCAGGGGAATGTCGCCAATGGGGGCATGTCCACTGTTCGTTTCGAACGCAAAGGGGATCTCCTCAACTATGTGTATCTCATGCCAATTAAGGGTGACAGTACCGGTGCAAATACATTTACTACCGATTGGAGTGATGTTGTGACCAAAGTTGAGCTCCTTATCGGTGGTCAGGTTATTGATGATCAAGATGTGACATATTCCAGTCTTATCGCCCCAAGTCTTTCGGCGACCAACTCATCAAAGTCCGTGTCCGCGCAACTCTACAATGGCATCGACGGTGCTCAATTCTACCCACTCCGCTTCTTTTTCTGTGAAAACTGGCAATCCGCCCTTCCACTCATCAGCCTTCAGTACCACGATGTGGAACTCCGCATTACTTGGGGGTCCGAAGCTGCTGCGAGCAAATGGGAAGTCTACGCGAACTACGCCTACTTGGATACCCAAGAACGCGAATTCTTTGCCTCGAACCCACAAAACATGATCATTACCCAAGTCCAAAAGGCGACTGCTTCCGCTGCAAAGATCCAGGAGCTCAATTTCAACCACCCAGTGAAATATCTCGCGGCGGCGAATGCCTCTGGTGTGAATATTCTCGGTGCTACAGGTGGTACCGACAATAAGACAAAGCTTCAAATCAATGGTGTGGACATCGCCGACTTCAAGTTTGCGAACCCTAACTTCTCAACCATCCCATTGTATTATCACAGCACAAACGCAAACTCGGCGGTTGCGAGTGCCAGCACCGAAAAATTGTTCTTCTATCCATTCTGCTTGGATGCCGGTAAGTTGCAACCAACCGGTACCCTCAACTTTTCTCGTCTCGACTCCGCTCGTATTGTGAACGATCGTAATGATTCCGATGATGATATTTACGCCGTGAACTACAACGTTCTCCGCATTGAGAACGGTATGGGCGGCCTTTTATATTCTAACTAATTAATAAAACACATGTGGAACATAGTTTTCCTCCTCGCCATCGTTTTTGTATTGACGTATGACCCAAAATCCAGGACACTTGAAAAGTATATTGGTGAACCCACACCACCAACTGATAAGTCCTGTCAGTCCACGCATTACGAAGCCGTTCAATTTGCACAGAGCCCCTACGAATGCCCTCCTCCAGGCCGAACCCACATGGGTGCCCTTACTTAAAAGGAAGGATCTAAAGTAACATATAATGATTTCCATGGATCGCGAAACGCTCACACTTGTCGCCACTGTCATCGCTGTTATCGGTGTTGTATTTCTCTTCAGGGAGATGAATAAGGCCAAACAGGATGTTGAGAACCTCAAAGGTTTTTCGTCACATGTGATGCAACGCCTCAACACACCAATCCAAATAATTCCAACCCGCGAAGAACCCGAGGAAGAACCCGCTGAAGAAAAGAAGGAGGAATAAACATATCCGTTTATTATAACTTGCGAATGCGCAATGAAAAAATACAAAGCTATAGCGATACCCGTCAGCTTCTCTGATGGAAAGCCCCGATTTCTCACAGTGAGAGATCGGCGCTTCAAAGATTGGATATTTGTCACTGGTGGATGCAGACGGAGAGAGATCTTTAATCCTCTCCGATGTGCCCTTAGGGAACTCGAAGAAGAAACACGGGGTACGGTTGTCCTCAAAAATGGCGAATACGCGGAGTTCAAGTTCACGGTGAAGGAAAGCCCCACGGTGGACTTGGAGTACAATGTATTTGTCTTTTTCGTTGACTATACCAAGACCCAGCAACAGGCACTCGTAAAAAAGTTTTACGAAGAGAAACAAAAGACCAACCTAAAAAAGATTAATAAACAGCCAATAAAGAAAACTTTTGATGAAAACGACTATATGAGTTTTGACACCCTTGAAGAGTTTAATACTCGTAAGAGGTGGAAACTCATCATAGACAATGTCATCAAAAACCCAGAGTTTTATTCGTGTGTGACTTCCCTCAATAGAAAAACCTTTTCTATTAAATAGAATGAAGTCAAAGTCTTACATTTTAATGCAGATTGGAGAACTCCTTGAAAAAAATAGAGGTCTTTGTCCACAGGAAGTGGACGAATGGAAAGAAGAAAATAAAGAAAAGACCGTCTATGAACTTCTCACTATAAAGAAAAACCTCACAGAATCACCCAAGGAGTTTAGAGATATCTCTGTCATGAGATGGTTTAGAGAAGAAGATCTATAACAAAGTATGTTTAAAAAGTGGTGTACACAACAAAAATTTAATAATGCAACCAATCTATCACATGTGCTCATGGACGGTGGTGTCCTT